CCGGCACGTGGTCACGATCCAGCCGGAAGTTCTGCGTTCCAGACTGTGACCACGTCAGCGTCTGCGTGGCACCGCCCGTGTCCACGTACGAGATAGTCACCGTGGCGCTCGCGGCAGTCGCGTTCAGTCGCACTGGCGGGCGCGGTAGCTCAATGCGTGTCCCGAAAAAGTCATCGAACGCCACGGTGTACGTCTTGTCGGCAAAGGTGCGGTCGCAGTAGTCCTCGCACCAGGTGGTCGCCGCGTCGATCAGCGCCCCGATGTAGTCATCGTCATCGGTCGTGTCGACTACTCGCAGATGCTCCTTGGCATCCGCTACGCTGACCGGACGGTCACCGGTGCCGCTGGCGGTGCTGACCACCAGGCTGCGGTACTGGCTCGCAATCGTGCCCCGGTAGAACAGGCTCATTGGGCTTTCTTCCTGCGGCCTCGAGGAGCCCTCGCGACCGGCGATACGGCACGCTCCAGCTGCTCGGGCTCCGGGGCCGTGGCGAACTCAATGACCGGCTCACGCACGATGTCGGCCTTGCCGAACAGCTCGAGCGAGCGAGCCACTCCCTTGGCGAACGTGTAGACGCGGCCCGTCTTGTACGCCCCGTAGGCCCGGCGGAACCGCACTTGTGCCGTCTCAATCATTGCCACACCTTTTCCGGCGGCTTTCCGCCACGGTCCCAGAAATCACCAGGGTGCTGAACTAGCCCACGCATGTTCTGGTCGGGCCACTTGAACTGCACCTCGGCATGCCCGATGCACACTCGCGTGCAGACGCCTGACTTCACGCCAGCCTTCTCGGCTACCTGCCAGAAGTGAATGTCGTCATCGACACGCTCTGGACCCCACTTCCCTTCCTTGTCGGGCTTGCCCAAGAACCACGGGTGCGGCATCCGCTTGAGTGCCGCTGCCCTAATCATCGTGAATCCGAAGTGGGCCGTGTTGGCTTTCACGATGTTGTGCAGGATGAACCAATCGCGTGGGGCCTCGGCCATCCGCTCGCCGTTTGTCGCCGCCATGGTGAACAGCGGCTCGTCCGTGCGGCGTTTCATCTGCAGCGCCGCCACCACGTCGTAGTCGCTGGCCGTGGCGTACTGGAGCAGGCGAGGAACTGCGTCCTGCTCGAAGATCGTGTCGTAGTCGAGTGTCAGGATCCACAGCGGTGGCTCCTTGGGGTCGTCGTCGAGCTCGACCATGTCGGTGAGCACACGTTCCAAACATTGACCCCAGAAGGCACCTTCAAGACGTACCGGCGAGATGCCGTACGGGATGAGGCCCCTGGGCCAGCAGAACATGTGATCCTGCCAGCCGAGCCGAGGCACGGACATGGCACACATGACACGTACCGGCCCGGAGCCAGTGTCAAGCACGGCAGGCTTTACGCCCGCCACAGGTGACGCCGCGCCCACGGCATCCTCCTCTGGTTGGAGTAGTCGTCAATCAGCCAGTGATCACTTCGTCACGAACGTCGTGACGTTCGCGTCGGTCGCGTTCACGCAGCCCTTCTCGCCCTTGGCGAGGCGGGCCGCCACCACGATCGTGTTGTTGCTGGCATTCGCGGTGGCCGACGCACTGGGCGTCACCGACACCTGCAGATACCGCCGCAGCTCCTTGGTGGAGATGTTGAACCGCGTGACGTTGACCGTGGCCGTGTTGGCCACGCCAGCCAGCGTGTAGTCGGTGCCCTGCACCAGACCGCTGATCGTGGTGTAGGAGCCGTCCGTGTCGCTGTGCTGCACGGTCACCACGCTCGGGGCCGAGGTGTGGGCGATCGAGCGATAGCCGACGTCGATGCTGACAGAGTCAAAGCCCAGGCAGTCGATGGCAACCGTGTGCGTCCCTGACGAGGCAACGCCAGCGGCAGCCGACAGGCTCACGACACTCTTGCTGTTCGCGACGGGGTTCATGTGAGGGTCTCTCCTTGTGAATCAATCAGTGTGTCAGAGCCGCAGCGAAACAACGGGGCCGGCGGTGGTTGCGTCGCCGATGTCCGAGGTGACCACGTCGAACCGGACAGACGCCACGAAGTACGTCTGATCGAACTCGATGTAGCGATCGGTCGAGGCACGCACGGCGATCTGCGACCGCAGGCCGAAGTGCGTCGACATCTTCATGTCGCCGAACAGGGCGATGACCTGGTCGCTCGTCGGAGCCGTCCGCATGCTGTTGTTGAAGTACACCGGGTAGCCGAGGAACCGCCCCTCGCTGACGCCGCCAGCGATCTCGGCAGCCGACAGACCCTTCTCGAGCATCAGGGGCAGCATGCAGGTGCTGTAGACCTGCGGGGTGACGTACCAGGCCGCGGTGGGCCGGGCGTAGCTGGGCAGCTTGCCGACCGTCTCGACGAAGTCGTCGATGGTCAGTGCCGAGAGCGAGCTCTCGCCGGAGTCGTTCTCGCCGGCCAGCGTCTCGTTCTCGAACCGCCACTGAATGCCACGGATGCCGCCGTGGGTCGAGGTGCCGTCGCCAGCGAAACCGGCGTCGTCGATCTTGCGGCTCAGGGCCAGGGCGAACTCCTGGGCCACCAGGCCAGCCAGGTCGATGACGGAGTCCTCAATGAGGCTGTTGGGCACGCGGGTCGCCACGCGGCAGTCCTTCGTGGACAGCAGCACGTTGTCGGTCGCCATGTCGCTGGCGGTCGTCTCGGTGTTGTCGTTCACGAAGTACGCGGTGTTGCCGCCAGTTCGGCGCGGTATGTAGAGCGTGTTGCTCGACATCGGGATCACGTTGGCCTGCTGAGGGATCGCGGTGTATTGGTCCACCAAACGAATCACGCTAGCTGCAAACGTCTCCGGGATAAACACAGCACCCTTGGCGTTGTCGTTGCTCGACAGCGCCCGCTCTTCGACGTTCCGCTCGTACCACGCACGATCCTCGGTGCGGTTGAGCAGGAAGCCGCGAATCCAGCGACCGCAGACCTCGGCATCGTCAGCCGAAGCGAAGCCACGGACGCGGCCGACGTGCTGCACCTTGCGAGCGACCGGAGCCTCTGCCTCAACGGCCACCGGCTTGGCCGACGCGGCAACCTTGCCACGCAGGCTGGCGATCTTCTCGGCGATGGCGGTTTCCTGGGCGAGCCGCTGCTCGAGCTCGGCCGCCTCAGCGGCCAGCTTCTCGACCTCGGCCACTTGGCCTTCGGTGCGATCCTCGACCTTGGACAGGTCGTCGAGCATGGCAGCCACAGCGGCTGCACGGTCCTGGAGCTTGTTGAGCGAGGCGGCCATCCTTGGCACTCCCGTAATGGGTGACAGAATCCGTGTCTGTCACTCACGCTACGGGACGAACACCGCTAAGCCCTCAAGGTTGTTTGTACGGTACAAAAGACCGACGCCACACAGCCAGCGCTGGCACGATCGCCTTGGCCTTGTACTCGCACGTCTGGCACTCCAAATACCGCACCTGACGCTGTTCGTCGAGTGGGTGACTGGAGCGTGTACGGATGCGTCCCTTCCCGCATTTGGGGCAGGGATCACCGGGCTTTGCCACGCATGAAGCTCCTGAGTCGCGCGGCTCGCAGCCGCATGGATGCCTTGACGACGTCGGGTCCGACCTCGCGTGGCATCGACTCAGGTGTAGCCTGCTCTGCAAGCCACTCCCGGTACGACCTCATGGCCACCGCAGCAGACGTAGACGGGTACGCCGGCTGCACCACTGGTCCCAGTTCATAGATCGTGGCGGCCCGCACCTCGCGGATCGCCCGGCCGGTCTCGTCAGTGACGAACGCCTCACCGCCCTTGTCCACACTGAACGTGAACGAAGAGCCCTTCACGTCCCGGCGCTGAATGAGCTCGACGATATCGGCCCGCGTCGCCGGAGGCGTCACGATGTAGCCCACGCCCTTCTCGTCCGAGAACACCTCAAGCGTGCCGCTCGACTCCCGGCCCAGCAAGATGTCCTGGTTGTGGTTGTAGTAGCTCACCAGGTCGCCTCGGCCACGCTGACGGTTGAGCACGGCGTCGAAGGCACCGGGCATGATCCGCTCGCGGAACCCACCCAGGTCGACGCTGAGCCGGTTGTAGACCACGGCATAGCCCTTGATGACAGGCCGCCCATCGGCACGGGTCTCGATGACGAGCTCGCCATCGTCCTCGAACGGCATATCACGCTTTTCAATCATGGCGTCCATGGCATTGCTCCTGTCGTCTTCGCGGTCTAGTTGTTCGACCTTCCTGGCAGACCACTGCTGCCCAGCGTCACCGCCCCACAGCATCCACGCCACGAAGCCCGGCGTTTCCTCGCCTTGCTTGTTCCAGTCGGGCCGCCGGTCGGACTCGTGCCGGGCGAACCACGCATTCATCTCACGAACGTGGTCTTCGGTGAGCTCTTGGCGGGCAGCAATGATGTTGGCACGCCGGACGGTCTCGGGCTTGAGCCCGTCGCCGCTCTTGCCTTCGTTGTGCAGCCGCAGCCCGGTACGGGCCGCCTCTGCCATGCCGGCCGTTGGCTTGAGGTCAATCGCCATTTGGATTGTCCCCCTGATCGTCTGCCGGCTGATCAGCAGGAGCGACGTCGGCAGGCTGGGCTGCCGGCTGAGCGTCAGGCGCTGGCGGCGTCTCGTCCTCCGGCATCGGCCCGAGGTTCTCTTTCTGCCGCACCTCATCGGGCGTCATCCACCTATTACGCACGGCGATCTCGTACGCCTGGTAGCGGGTCGTGATGTCGCTACGCAGCAAGCCCTCGACCAAGAACTCAGCGTAAAGCTCGTCATCGTCGCCGATGATGTCGCGCTCAATGGCACCCTCAATCCGACGCAGCCACGGCTGAATGGTGAACTTCTCGAAGCTCACCATCTCGCTGGCAAGGTTGCCCCACGTCGCCCGGCCCAACTCCTGCACCATGTGCGGCGGCATCTTCCAGATCCGGCACACGGCCAGCAGCGCCTGCATCCAAAGCTCGGCCAGTTGGCTCTCTTGGTTGGTGGCCGAGACGGTGTCGACCTTGAGGCCGTTGCTCAGCACGGCCACCTCGCCGGCCCGGGACGGCCCGCGGTGCCGGTTGTTCCACTGCTCCCGCAGCTGCTCGCGGACCTCGCGGGGAAGGGCCTGTTCGGTGTGCAGCACCACGCCCGGCTGGGCGTTATTCCGGTAGAACGTGCTCGCGTACTGCTCGAGCGAGCGAGCCAGGCTGATGGCGTCTTTGCCGAGGTCCACGGGCACCGCGCCGTTGACGCCGTCGAACGACAGCCAGCGAACGTGCATGATCTGGTCGTCGCGGTAGATGACCTGACGGCCGGAGCCGGGAGCCCGGTACAGGTACGTCAGGCTGTTGTCGTCCTCCTGCCGCACCTCCATGCCAGACGGGTGCAGCGGGTGCAACTCGGTCACGCTGCCAGCCGCCCCGGGCACCTTGAGGTTGTAGGCCGACCCGTAGAAGCCAAGGTGCAGGCACATGCCCTCCACCCACTCGTAGCGGGTCTGCCACGAGTTTGGCCGCTTGGCGAGAACGCGGTACAGCGGCAGGTTGCGGGCCCGCTCGACCCGCTCGTCGTCGATCCGTCGGTACAGGTGCAGCGGCAGGCTGGCGACGGTCTCGGCCACCACGCGAGCACAGGCGAACCAGATGCTCGTCTTCATCGCCGTCTCAGGCGTGACCCGCACGCCCTGGTCGCCGGCGAGCATCACCAGATCGTCCCAGCGGCTCGTGCGCTCCTCGAGCCACTTGATTTCAGGGACGGCGGTCTCTGTGCTCATAGCCTCACCAGAAGGAGATTTCCGGCATCTCGGTCGGCTTCTGCTGCTCGCCCATGTGGATGCCGCACGCCATGGCCAACGCCACTGCCCCGTCGATACGCTCGGTGCTCTTGGCCTTGGACAGCTTGACGTTACCCGAGGCGTCCATCTGCACGGCCGCGTTGCCTAGTTGCCAGCCTAGCAGCCTGTTTCCCGCAAGCCGCAGTTTTCCCTCGACTAACAACGCCTCCAGACGCTTGGTCGGCGAGCTCATCGACGCGAACCCTTGCCCGAACATCACGACTGGCAAGCCTTCGCCTGCGAGCTGCTGGGCGAGCATGGTGGCGTTCCACCTGTCGATTCCCAACCCACGGCAGCGGTGCTTCTCACAGAACGCCATGATGTCGCGCTGAATGACGCTGTAGTCGGTGCTGCGGCCGTCAGTGATCGTCAGCCACCCGTCCCGCTGCCACTGCGAGTACGGCACCCGGTCTTCACGCTCACGCCGGGCGGCGTTCTCGCCTGGAATCCAGAAGTGTGCGTAGACGTCGACGTGCCCGTCATCGGCCGGAAACCACGCCACAAACGCTGACGTGTCGAACGTGCTGGCCAGGTCGAGCCCAGCCCAGAACTCTCGGCCCTCGAGCGGCTCGGGCGGGCCACCCATGCACGTCTCGATCTGGTCAGGCCGCACCCACTTGACCTCAGTGGTGGTCGGCACGTTGAGCCGATACCGCAGGAATGACGAGAGCTTGGTTGCCGAGTTGGCCGCCTCACGGCAGTCGGCTGCGAAAGACTCCTCGCTGATCGTCTCGCCAAGCGACGGGTTGGCTTTGTGCCAGACCTTCGGCGACTGCCAGTCATCTTCCCGGTCGGCCGCGTAGATGCACCCGAAGAAGCTCGGGTCAAAGGTCGGGTCTGCGATGCACCGCTCGGCGTAGTCGTGCTGCTCCCACCACAAGTGCGACTTGTTGAACTCGCCGGCCGTGGTGATCGACAGCACCAGCGGCTGACGCCTGGCCGCACCGCCGTACCGCAGGGCATCCCACAGCCGGCGGTCACCGCGCTGGGCGTGCAGCTCGTCGAACAGCAGGCAGTGAATGTTCAGTTGTGACTGGCTTGTGCCCCCCAGGCCGAAGCCCAGGGGGCACAAGCCAGTCCCTCGGCTCTGAATGCGTCAGCACTCAGCACCCGATAGAACGAGTTGCTCGCCCGGTGAATGATGCTCTTCCGGCTGTCGACCACCTCGAGCACCTTGGACAGCGCCGGCGACGAGCGGACCATTGACGCAGCCTCGCGGTAGATGATGCCGGCCTGCTCGCGGTCGCTGGCTGCACCGTAGATTTCCGCACCAGGCTCGCCATCGGCCAGGAGCACATACAGGCTGATGCCGGCCAGCAGGGTGCTCTTGCCGTTCTTCTTGGGAATCTCGATGTATGCCTGGCGGTACTGCCGCGTGCCGTCAGGCTTGAGCCGGCCGAAGATCTCGCCCAGCACGTACTTCTGCCATGGCAGGAGCGTGAACGGCTGCCCGGCCGTCTGTCCTTTGGAGTGCTTCAGCACCTTCTCGAAGAACGAATACACCCGCTCGGCCTTGGCTTTGTCGACGCCGGGCCGACTCTCACCCGTGGGCGGTGAAGAACTCTTCGAGCTCGTCTTTTTGGACTTCGGCCTTCGTGGCAAGTTTCGTCCTCGACGACGGGGTCAGACCGAACTCGCTGAGCAGCGACGCCTTTTGCGAGACGAGCGACCGATACAGCGGCCCGGCCGGGTTGGGCTTCACGCCGCCCAAGTCTGTGTGCATCACAGCGCCGCCAGACCGCAGCTGCAGCAGGCACGACTGCTCCGCCGAGTGCACCTCGCACAGCGTGGCCAACGCCTCGCCATCGCCCGACGTCAAGACTCCCATGCGGGTCAAGATGCCGGCGAGCTCGTGCCACTTCTCAACGGCGACCTGGTCCACCTCGAGCCGCTTCGGCATCGGCGGAATCCCGGGCGGCAGGCTTGGCTCGACCTTGCGTGGTCCGCGATCAGTGCCCTCAAGAATCTTGAGTGCGGTGGGCTTGGGTCTGCGGCCGGCTTTAGCCATGGCGGCCTACTCCTTAGCGGCACAAGTAGCGTGCCAAATCGTGTTAGAAAAACCCCGGCGATTTCGATGCCGCACACGCACGCT